CCTGAAAACGCCATGACCGTTCTCATGCAGGAGATCACGGATCTCCGTGGGGAGATCGCACGGACCAACATGGAGCGGGATATCAACACGGCCGTTCCGAATTTTCTCGAGCTGGCCCCGCAGATGGAGGAATTACTCCTGGGCGAAGGCTTGTCCGAGGAAACCATTCGGAACCTGATCGGCTCGAGCGGCAAGGAAGCACCGAAATTCTTCAAGGTGCTGGCCAAACTGACGAGCGCGCCGAACGAGGCAGCTCTTCGAACGAAGTTGACCGCGGAGCTCACGCCGGCGATCACGGCCCAGGTAACGAGGAACCTCATGGAGAAGTTCAAGATCGTCGATTCCGGGACGAACCTGGACAGGCTCCCCGGGGCCCCCGCTGACGGGAAGATCATCGTCGATGGAGAGAAGGAATTCGCAAAGCTTTCCCCCGAAATGCAGGAAAAGTGGCTGCGCGGGGAATAAAAACCAAGGAGTAACCGAACCATGGCCGAAACAGAATTTGGAGTAAACCACGCATTAGCCGTGGAGCGTTGGAGCACTTCGCTTGCCCACGAAGCGGAGAAAAGGCAGTATTTCGCCAAGTTCATCGGATCCGTCATCACCAAGCTCACCGACCTCGAGAAGAAAGTCGGAGACAAGATCACCCACGGTCTGCGCATGAAGCTCCGGGGCGCCGGCGTCACGGGGGACGCGACCCTCGAGGGGAACGAGGAAGCCCTGACGTACTACGACGATGCGGTTCTCATCGACCAGCTTCGTCACGCGGTCCGGTCGAAGGGCAAGGCATCGGAAATGCGGGTCCCGTACAGCACCCGCAAGGAAGGCCGGGACGCGCTGGCGACCTGGTGGGCCGAACGGTTCGACGAGCTCATTTTCGTCTACCTGTCCGGCGCCCGTGGCGTGGACTCCACCCTCACCCTCCCGCTGACCTTCACGGGATTCGCGGGGAACGCCCTGAACGCTCCGGACTCGGCGCACCTGCAGTTCGCCAACGGGTTGGTGAAGGCGACGATCACCACGGCCGATATCCTCACCCTCGGGGAGATCGACCGGCTGGTGGAGAAGGCCGAAACCGTCGATCCGATGATTCAGCCCATCATGATCGACGGCGAGAAGCACTACGTCCTTCTGGTACATCCGTACCAGGCGACCGACCTCCGGACCAACACTTCGGCGGGTCAATGGCAGGACATCCAGAAGGCGGCAGGGGCGCGCGGCGCGTCGAATCCGATCTTCAAGGGGTCCCTCGGGATGTACAACAACGTCATCATGCACTCCCACCGGAACGTGGTCCGGTTCAGCGACTACGGCTCCGGCACGAACCTCCCCGCGGCCCGGGCCCTGTTCCTCGGTGAACAGGCCGGCGCGATCGCCTTCGGGAACGGCGGCGGGGATACCGTCTCTCGGTACTCCTGGGTCGAGGAACTGTTCGACTACAAGAACAAGCTCGGCGTCTCGGCCGGGTCGATCTTCGGCATCAAGAAGTCCATTTTCAACTCGGCCGACTTCGGCGTGATCGCGTTGGACACCTACGCGATCGCTCACTAAGGGAGGGGGTAAACCATGGCCTCTACCTTCCAGAGTGACAACGTAAAAAACGGCAAGCCGGCGCGGGCCGGACTTGCGGCCGGATCCGTCTCCGGTCAGTACACCTTCCTCGACGCCCTTGTGGACGAGGACATCATCCAGATGGTCAAGATCCCCGCGGGGGCGACCGTCACCGATTGGATCCTCGATATCCCGGCGACCGGCCTGGATACCGGGACCGCGATCGTGTGGGCGCTCGGTGATGGGGGATCGGAAGCCCGTTTCGTCACGGGCGCCATACAGGGTCGGTCCTCAGCCGGCGCAATCGTTCGTCCGGGCTCCACGGGCTCCGTCGTGGGGACCACGCAGTACAAGTACACCGCGGAGGACACCATCGACTTCAAGGTGAAAACCGCGCCGACCACCGGGGTTGCCGAAGGCATCCTCAAGCTCACCGTGTTCTACACGATGGATCCGTAGGAGGGGGCGCCGATGACCACTCCCTTTTACAGCCCATCCTGTAAGGCCGGAAGCGGGATCCAGCCCCGGGCACACCTGGGGTTTGGCACCGTTTCCGATTTTTATACGTTGGGTACATACGTTTTAGAGGGCGATGTTTTCCACATAGTCAAGGTGCCGGCCGGCGCCACGGTCCTCGACGTAATCCTTGAATGTTTTGATTTTGATGCTGATGTTTCTCCAACAATGACGTTCAGCGTAGGGTACACGGGGGCGTTAAAGGCGTTTATCGACGAATCTGTTGTTCCTCAAGCCGGGGGGGTTGCTCGTCTTTCCGTGCCTGGGGGATCGCAAAAGCATTTCGCCGCGGCAGACACCATCCAGATTTCCTGCACAACGGGAGCCGCGACAAACGGACTTGGTGGCTATGCCTTACGCCTCACCGCGCTCTACACGATGGACCCGTAGGTCAGCAATCAATCTGACGGGGAGGGGGATCGTCCCCTCCCCACCCTCGAGGGGGGTTCGATGAGAAAAGCAATCGGTCTTGCAGTTCTGATCCTGTTCCTGATGGCGGCGCCGGCGCTGGCTGTCACGTTCGCTGCCGTGGGTACAGCATCGAATGACACAATCACGGCGATCACCGGGGTCGATAATTCCGTGATCTACCTCGGATCGTCAAAAGGAGTGATCTACTCCCAGGATATTTCAACGGGGGCTTTCACAAAGCTTGCTACCATCCCGAAGGAGAAGATCACAGCGATCGTCTACCCGGGGGCGACATACACCTATGCCGGGACCGCAAGTGGGAAGGTTTGGCGGCATACGATTTCAGGGAACGCCCTTTCCGAATCGACTCTCGCCTCCTGTCGAACACCAGGACAGGCGATTGTGGGAATGAAATGGGATGCCACGCTGGCGCAAATATGGATCACGACCAACAAGGGCCGAACGTATTCGTGCAAACCGTAGCGTTTTGACGAACACCACGCGCGGGGCGGGAGGGGATCGCGCGGTCCTCTCCCGCCATGAAAAGGGGTAGGCATGAACTACGCGGAGCTGGCACAAGCGATTGCCGAATGGTCGAACAAGGATTCGATCGACAAGGTTCTTCCCACGATCATCCGGTTTGGCCAGAGGGATCTCGAGGATAATCTGAGGATCCGGCCTATGGAGTACCACCCCACGACGGCGACCGTAGCGGCGGGAGAGGATGCCCTGGCGCTTCCATCGGATTTCCTCGAGATGATTTATTTCCAGCTCATCAAGGACAACGTGCGCTATACATTCGTGGACCGGGATTCGCCCCTTGTCCTTTATTCGGAACGACCCGCTGTGACCGACACGGGGGTTCCCTCGAGAGTGGCGCGCGTGGCCGATGAGCTTGTATTCGACGTTCTGACCGATGCTATCTATAACCGCGATTGGACCTACTACCGCCGCCTTCCGGTTCTGACGAGCTCCACGACCGTCCCGCAGGGGGGAGTGGCGCCCAACTCGAATTGGTGGAGCGAGAACGCAGAAAAGGCGTTTTTAATGTCCTGCTTGGACAATTTGAGCCTGTACGTTTCCGGGATCCCCGAAAGCGATAAGAAGAAATGGAAAGATGCGGCGGTTTCCACCCGCGAGGATCTTAAGTTCAGGGAAGCTCGAGAAGTAACCGGGGGCCATGTCATGCGCTCGGCAAATTGGAAATAGGGGGATGAAGATGAAAAAGTATGCAGTAATGCTCTTGGCGCTCGTTCTTATTGCATGGCCGGCTTTCGGCTTCGATTCCTACCGGCAATCGGCAACCCTCACCGGGGGCGTTGTGACCGACAACACGACGGTTACTTTCACCCTCCGGGCTGGCGTCCCAAAGACGATGTACCTGTACGTTCCGACGATCGACTCCGCGGCGATCGCCTTGGGTCGCAGCGTGGACGGGACCACCTTCGGGACGATGGCCACGAATTACAGCGCGACGGCGCTCATTGATTTCACCTACGCGGCGACCACGGGCGGGAAGGTTTTACGACTACCGGATATCAGCCCGTGCCGGCTCTTGAAGATCACGGCCGGCGCTGCGCAAGCGGCAAACCGGACACTGTTATCTTCGGGAATTAAGGAGAAGCCCCATGGCGACCTTCAATAAGTTCGATTGTTTCGTCGGGGACCTGGGGCTCAAGCTCCACAACCTCAATACCGACACCCTCAAGGTGTACCTGACGAACGTGCAGCCCGTGGTCAGCAACACGGTTTTCGGCACTCCCGCGGAGATCACGGCGAAGAACGGATACACGGCCGGGGGCGTCGATGTGGAAAACACCTGGGCACAAGTGGCGGGGCTTTGGACGCTGGCGATCGGCGCCGACAAGGTTCTGACCGGGACCACGGCCGACGATGCTACGGGCTTCGGGCCTTTTCAGTTCGCCGTGCTCTACAACGACACGGCCACGGCGAAGAACCTCATCGGCTGGTGGGATCGTGGATCCGCAACAACGGTCCTTCTGGATGAGGATATTACGCTCGACATGACC